CTGCTGAACAAGGCGGACAGCAACGTCGTCGGCCGCGTCGCAAACGCCATTCTCGCCGATGACGCGCCGAAGGTGGACGACCTAAAAAACTGATCTACGGCGGGGAGGCGGCAGACCTCCTCGCCGTTTACGCGCTCGCGGATCGTCTGCACAAATTTGCCCACGAAGTTCTTGCGATGCCGGCCGAGGAATTGAACGGCTGGCTCGCTTACATCGAACACCAAAACCGAATCTCTAAATAACATGGCTGAGGCAACATTCACACTGAGGGCGGTCGATTCCACCAAGCAGGCTTTCGCGAGCGTGCAGAACTCGCTTTCGAAGCTCCAGAACAGCTCAAAGGTGGCTGGTTCAGTGTTCAAGAAAATGTTCAACGCGGAGCAGATCGGGACTGCTTTTGCAACCGCTCTCGGCGTCAATATCCAAAACATCACCGAAAAGATTGCGCGACTCATCAGCGGAACGTCTGCGGAACAAGAGGCGTTATCCAACGAAGGCATTGCGTTGCAGGAAAAGCTAGGAGCAGCGCAGATGAGAAACTTTGAGGACAGATTGAGCGACGAGCAGATGCTTTTGAAACTGGAACGAGATCGCAGCAAATTTGAATCCAAGGTCATAACCGACCAAAGCCAGACACTCGGAACAGAAGGCTACAACGAGGCGCTGCGAAACCAGATCGCGCTCGAAGAAACAATCAAAAAGCTAACCGACTTCAAGGCCGCGAATCAGGCAAAAATAACCGCCGAGAACGAAGTGTATCAAAAGTCTTTGGAAGATTTGGGCCGCGCTCAGGCCGCAATTTATTCGGGCGAGGCTTTGTCTCTTGGCGAAAGAATCTCCGCTCTCAGGGCGCAGGAGTCGGCCATCATGGGCAAAATCGCAAAGGCGGATATGAGCGACTTAAAAAAGCGCACCGAGTTAAACAACGAACTGGTGCTGGTCTTGCAAAAGATCGCTCCGCTATTGGATGAACAGGGGCGGCTCAGCATGGAAGCCGGCAACCTAATCGCCCAAGGCTTCGAGGACGCAATCTTGAGCGGTCAAAAGCTCGGCGAGGTTGTCCGCTCACTCGGTCGCGATTTGGTGCGGCTGGTTTTTAGTCAACTGGTCACGCAGCCGCTCGCAGCCGGCATCGGCGGCGCAATCAAAGGCGCGTTCGGATTCCGCGCAATGGGCGGACCAGTCGCCAGCGGTTCGCCCTACGTCGTCGGCGAAAAGGGACCGGAGCTGTTCGTTCCGCACGCCAGCGGCACCATCGTGCCGAATAACAAGATGGCCGGCGGCAGCGGTTCGGGCAGTGGAAGCGTCACAGTCAATTACAACATCGCGGCGGGTGTCTCGCGCGCCGAACTCGTTCCGATTCTCGACCAAGAGCGGCGTCGGCTCAAGGCCGAGATCCCAGACATGGTCCGACGCGGCGGCGGATACCGTGCAGCCTTCGCCTAATCGTCATGGCCATCACCTACCCACTCACGCCGCCAAGCCCGTTTAACCTCTCGCGCTTGTCGTTTACGGGCGTTTCTGCGACATCGCGCAACACCTCGCCCTTCACTCTGCAAACGCAGCAATACAACTGGCCGGGGCAAGCGTGGCTCGGCTCGGTCGATTGCCCGCCGATGAAGCGAGCGGACGCCGAGCAGGTCGTTGCGTTCCTACTCGCGGCGCAGCGCGGCACGTTCTATTTTCAAGACTACGCAAATCCGTCGCCGCGTGGGAATGTTACCGGGACGCTGACTGTTTCGAGCGCGACCGCAAACGGCACAACGCTCACGTTCGGCGGAGCCACCGGCAACTTCGAGGTCGGCGACTGGCTGCAAATCAGCACCTCGCTTTACAAAGTCATCAAGTGGAACGCGAGCAACAGCGTGGACGTTTTCCCGGCTCTCCGCAAAAGCTACGCGGGCGGCACGGCCATCACTTACTCAAACGCGAAAGGGGTATTCCGCCTCGCGTCACCGAGCACCGAGTGGGCTATCGGCGAGGCAAGCATCTACGGCATCGGCTTCGCGATCGTGGAGGACGTCGAATCATGAGCATCACCACCGCAGGCCGGTCGCTCTCGGCTAACATGGTTACGGAGGTCAGCGCGTCGCAGCTCTCGCCGATCTTGCTCGCCTCGTTTTCGTTCTCGACGCCGGTCAGGCTTTGGAGCGGTTACGGGACGATTACGGTTGGCGCAGTGACGTATCAGGGCATCGGCACGCTTGGCACGATTTCGCCGGTTGAGGAGACGACCGACCTTTCAGCGCGCGGCATCAACTTCCAGCTCTCGGGAATTCCGAGCGCTTACGTCTCGCTTGCGCTCACGGAGAACTACCAAGGGAAAGCCTGCTCGGTTCTATTTGGCGCACTCGACGCTACTGGCGCAATTGTCGCGTCGCCCGTCACGATCTTCGCCGGGCGCATGGATGTTATGTCGGTCAACGACGACGGTCAGGAAGCGTCAATTATCATGACCGCCGAAAACAAGCTCGTGGACTTTCGCCGGCCGCGTGAAGTGCGTTATACGCACGAGGAACAGCAGAATCTTTTCTCGACGGATCTCGGCCTGGAATTCGTGAACGCAATTCAGGAAAAGCAAATTTACTGGGGCAATGCGAAGCTCGCGGCACCGGTCAACGAGGGCGGCGGAGAGACCGAGGTGACCTCTTACATGTGATGCCAGCACGACGCGACAACTGGCCGGACCTACTGGCGCAATTCATCGAGCAACGCCGCGATCAACCTTTCGCGTGGGGCTCGAATGATTGCTGCATGTTCGCGGCGGATTGGGTCGAGCTTTGCACGGGCGAGGATTACGCCAAAACGTGGCGCAATCGATACTCGTCGGCACTTGGCGCGGCGCGATTCTTAGACGAGGCGGGCGGCGTAGAGGCTTTGGTGGACACGCTCGGGCTGCAACGCATCACACCGCAGCAAACCGGGCGCGGCGACATCGTAGCGCAGGAAGCCGGGCAAGGCGTGACGCTCGGGGTTTGTATCGGCGTGACGACGGCTTTCGTTGCCAAGACCGGTCTGGTCTTCGGTCCGATTTCAAACGTCAAGACCGCTTGGAGAATTTAACATGCCGCAAGCCATCCCAGCCGTTATCAGTTCTTTTGTAGCCGCAGCAAAGGCGGTGACGCTCACATCCGTCATTAAGTTTGCCGCCGTCACAGCCGCGTCAATGGCTGCGTCGAAGCTGCTCGCGCCAAAGATGCCGAGCTTCTCGGACTCGTCGCTCTCGGACCGGTCGCAGTTGGTCCGCAATCCAATTTCGGCGCGGACGATCGTTTACGGCAAAACCCGCGTCAGCGGAACCATCGTTTACCTCAGCACGACGGGCACCAAGAACGAGTATCTCCACATCGTTCTGACGCTCGCCGGCCACGAGGTCGAAGCGATTGACGAGGTCTATTTCAACGACGAGCTGGTGCCACTGGTCTCGAACACACCGACGGGATTTTACGCAGGCGTCGCCCGCATCAACAAAAAGCGCGGCGTTCCCGGCGACACGGCCGACGCGGATTTGATCGCGGACACGGCGAGCCTTACCGATGGCAAATGGACCTCGAACCACAAGCTTTCTGGCATCGCCTACCTCTACGTTCGTCTGACGTGGGACGCCGAGAAATTCCCTAGCGGTATTCCGAACATCAGCGCCGTCATTCGCGGCAAAAAGGTGCTCGATCCGCGCACGGGAAACACCGCCTACTCCGCCAACGCCGCGCTCTGCTTGCGCGACTACCTGACCGACACGGCGCTCGGCATGGGCATGACCTCCGCCGAGGTTGACGACACCGCGTTTGGCGTCGCTGCAACCATCTGCGAGGAACAGGTTCAAATTCTTCCGCTCTCGCCGACGGTTTACGAAAACCGCTACGAGGCGAACGGCGTAATCGTGACGAGCGCGAGTCCAGACGAGAACATCGGCAAGCTGCTCTCGGCAATGGGCGGGCTCATCGCCTACACGGGCGGCCGCATCGTTCCCTACGCTTCAGCCTACCGGATTCCGACCGTCACGCTCACCGAGAAGCATTTCGTCGGGCCGCTCAACGTGCAGACGCGGACGAGCGCACGCGACCGAGTGAACAGCGTAAAAGGCGTTTACGTTTCGGAGACAAACAACTGGCAAGTCACCGACTTCCCGACGATCAGCAGCGCGACCTACGTCACGGCGGACAACAACAACGTCTTCTTCCGCGACGTCGTTCTGCCTTTCACGACCTCGCCTAGTTGCGCCCAACGGCTCGCCGTTCTTGAACTGCGCCGCGCTCGCGAGGAAATCACGTTCTCGGCACGCTTCCGCCTTGAGGCGATGCAGGTCCGCGCCGGCGACACGGTCATGATTACCAACGAAAAACTCGGCTGGTCGTCGAAGGTCTTCGAAGTCATGGAATGGAACTTTGCGAGCGACGGCACGCCGCCGCAGGTGTTTATCGACATGACTCTGCGGGAGACCGCTTCGTCGGTTTACTCGTGGGCCGTCGGCGATCAAATCGCCGTGCCGGACTCGCCGAACACGACGTTGCCCGACCCGTTCACGCTCGGCGCACCGACGAATCTTGCGCTCACGGCAGACGGCACCACGCAGTTTTTGCAGGCGGACGGGACAGCCATTCCGCGCATCAAGGTGGCTTGGACGGCGCCGGCATCGGAATTCATCCAGTCGGGCGGCTCGGTTGTCATCGAATACAAGCCAGCGGCGAGCACGACGTATCTGACGTGGGCGCGAGTCGAGGGAGCGCAGACCGAGGACTTTATTTCGTCCGACGTGCAGATCGGCACAAACTACAATGTGCGGATTTACGGCGAGAGTTATTTCGGAATTACGACGACCTACGTCAGCGGGTCGATTACGGTCGCCGCAAGCACGACACCGCCAACTGCACCGACCGCATCTTTTATCGACGGACAATTTGCTCCACCCGTTTCTCAAGGTAGAATTCCGATGTTTGCAGTCGGGATGTCGATCACCGCCGCAGCCAGCACCGACATCGCGCGCGTGCAAGCAAAGGTGGCCT